CAATCAATTTCCGATCAGAATGTTTCTGGCGGAATGCCTTCCGGTCCCGCTCTTAACGGAGAAATCTAACGGGGCCGGGGGCACAGCTTTCTTAACTGAATACACAAACCACACAAATAAATGGCAACATCAAAACTAAAAGCCCGCGAGCCTGAAGAGGTTCAGCCTGGCCACTCAAAAATGATCATCTTCGGCCCTTCCGGGGTGGGGAAGACTTGGTTCGGACTGTCGTTCCCGAAGCCCTACTATATGGACACGGAAGGCGGTGCTGATCTGAAGCACTATCAGGCCAGACTGAAAGAAGCCGGCGGGGCCTACATGGGGCCAAGTGATGGCACCTTGGATTTCCAGACGGTCCTTTCCGAAATCCAAACACTGGCCACGGAATCGCACCCCTACAAGACGTTGATTATCGACAGCATTACCAAGCTGTATCAGACCGCGGTTTCCAATGAGGCCGAAAAGCTGGGGGACAAGGATGCCTTCGGTGCCTCAAAGAAGCCGGCCATTGCCTTCATGCGGCGTCTGGTGGCATGGATCGACAAGCTGGATATGAACGTGGTCCTGATCGCCCATGAGGCTTCTGAATGGGGTCTGGTGAATGGCCAGCGGTCCGAGGTGGGCAAGGAGCCTGACGTTTGGAATAAGCTCATTTATGAAATCGACCTGGGCCTGCACTGCCAGAAGCGCGGGCCGCAACGGGTGGCCGTGGTCCGCAAGTCCCGCCTGACTGGATTCCCTGAGGGGGAGTCTTTCAATCTGGAGTTTGCCGACTTCGCATCCCGCTACGGCAAGGACTTCATCGAGGCAGAGGCCAAGCCCATCAGCCTGGCCACTGCCGAGCAACTGGCCGAGATCGCCGGTCTGCTGGAAACCGTCAGGGTGGATGAGGATTTCATCGACAAATGCCTCAAGAAATTTTCTGCCGAAACCCTCCCTGAAGTCAACGAAACCCAAGCCAACGCCATCATTACCGCCCTGCGGAAAAAACTCCCAACCCCAACCAAATAACCTATGAAATTCGCTCCAAAATCATCAGAAGAACTCGCCCTCGACGGACTGTTTCCTGCCGGAAAATATCCTTTCGAGGTGATCAAGTCCGAGGACGCCGTCAGCAAATCCGGCAATGAGATGGTGAAGCTGTCGCTGAAGGTCTATGGCCAAGGCGAGCGCGTGACCACCGTCTTTGAATACCTGATGGCCAGCAACCAGCAGCGCTTGAGTCAGTTCTGCACCTTCACGGGACTGGCGGCAAAATACGAGGCCGGGGAGCTGGAGGCTTCCGACTGCGAAGGCCGTCAGGGCTGGGTCTGCATCAAGATTCAGCCGGCCAAGGATGGCTACGATCCGAGGAACGTGGTGAACTACTACTGCCCCAAACCGGAGGGGACGGTGGCCGGCGCTCCTGCTGGTCGGCTGGCGGCTACCCCAAGCGGATTGGATGACGACCAAGAAATCCCGTTTTAGCCTATGCCGATAACATTGGAAGAAAGAAGCCTGACCGTCCTGCAACTCAAGCTGGACTACAAGACCTGCCGATGCGGGACGGTCGGGGCCTACGCCCAGTATCAAGCCGGATCGACCACGATCCAATGTCCGAATTGCCACCTAAGTTTCACCGTCCCAGATGCCGAATACGCAGCCGCACTGGCCGGGTGGAAAACCGTTACCAATCAACGCAAACGATGACCCCTCCGAAATTCTCCAAGCCCAAGGCCAAGCCCGCCGCGCAAACCCATCCCCGCCGTTATCTCTGCATCGGCCCAGCCAGAACCAGTGAGGGGATCAAGGACCGCAGCTTCACCCGCGCCAACGAACCGCATTACGATCAGTCAGTGATGCGGGTGATGGATGATTCTGCCGAGGACAAGGCAGCGCATAAACTCTGGTGCATCGCCAACAACCTCAAGGCATAACACAATGGTTACAGAAACTGAACTGGCGCAAGCCTTGGACAACATACTGGGTTACGTCGTCACCGCAGTAATCTGCTGCGGCGAGGAGGGATGCCAGCAAATGAACTGCTGGAGTTGCCAAGGATCGGAGGTGGCAGAGGCGGAAGCAAAAGCCGCTCATGCTATTTTCCAAGCATCCGGCAAAGTCCTGAAGGAATGGAAGGCGTCAAGAACGACCCAGAAATGTGAGTGTGATGCTTCCGAATTTTACTGCTGCGTGATCCCTCCGATCTGTCCCGAATATCTGATCGGGCACGACGGATACTGCGCGAATTGCTGGCACAACAAGGAATGTCATCAACCATGAAAACCATTTCCGACCCAAACTGGAGAACTTGGTGTGATAACTGCCTTAACCGCCGCCCATGCCGCGCCATGACATCCGGCGTCGTTATCAACTGCATCGAGATGGAAATTCATCTTTGCCAATGGTGCCGGGGACAACGCACACGCCGAGCCAAAACCTTAACCACAAAACCATGAACGACACCATCTACGAAACCCTCGAATCAGCAAAACAGGCTTGTAAAAAATACATCGAAGCGGTGCAAGCCCTTGAAGACCAGTTTGGCATAACCGAAGAGATTACCGATTCCTGCGTCAGGTCAATCTTCATTGGCCAATATTGGGACGAGACGGGCCGACTTAAGAGCTTCGGATTCACTAACTGGGATTTAACAAAACCATGAGCGACACCCCAGAAACACACATCCAGCCACGGCTTGTTCGGCATCTTCTGGAGGGTGGCGCATTACGCCGATTCTCTGCTGATGGCCCGAACGATGCGCGCGACAACTTCCATGATCTCCGATGGAACGGATACCGCTTCGACGTGCGCGGCTTAGGGTCTGCATTGCTGACCGGAGACGGATGCCTGATCGCCGCGATGTATCACCCCGAGGAATGGGAAATTCTGCCGAACAGCGTAATACCCAAACACATGGGAATAGCCTGCAAAGTTTGGGAGGACGAAGCAACGCTGCATCCGCTTACGCACTGCCCAGATTGCCGGGAGTTCCGAGGGCATGGGCATGAATGCAAATCTGAGCCACCGCAACCGCCCGCCAGAAACTGCCGCGAATGCTGCGGCCAAGGACAGGTAGAGATTCAGAGCGGACCATACATGAGGGAATGCGCCGAGTGCAATGGGACTGGAAAGCAAACCAACCAGCCAAACGCATGACCCCAGAACAAAACGAAAAGCGAAACGCCGAAATCCACCGAGTGGTTTCGATCCTCCACATCAAGGTGCTCGCCCTTGGCTACATTCGTTATGAAAAGCTGCGGCTGCTCAATCCCCGGCAGTATGCTGAGTTGAACCGGAAGACCCTGACTGGAGAGGGGCATTTTGATGACTTGGTCGATCAACTGGAGGACACAAAACCATGGGCGGCAGACCAGTAAAATACACCCCTAAAGGAACGCGGTTTGGATACTATACCACAACCGGCGTCGGCCCAGTTTCCATCAGTGGCAACAACCACTGGCAGGTTCAATGCGTCTGCGGGACCATCAAGCTGTGCAAGGCGGCTAACCTGCATTCAGGCCGATCTAAATCCTGCGGGTGCAGTGCCGGGGATACGATCAGCTTGAAGGCTATCACGAGGCTTAACCCGCTCACCCGGACTGCATCAACGCCGAGGCGGCACCGTGAGATTGCGGAGCCTGTAGCGCCAAAGCCACCCACACCGGAGCCTGTCGATATGACGCCCGCGATGAAAACAGCACTAGCCATGCGGAAGACCTTTGCCAAGTGGAGCGAGGTTCTGGAAGCCACCGGCCTGACACGGGACGAAATAGAACCATATCAACAATGACCCCAATCCAAGACCGCATCTTTTTGGCCGCTCTGGCTCAGGCCGGGATTCCTGCCCCGGTTCCCGAGTATAAGTTTCACCCGGTTCGCAAATGGCGCATGGACTGGGCGTGGATTGATCAGAAAGTCTTCCTCGAAATCGACGGCGGAATCTGGTCAGGAGGCAGGCATACCAGACCGGGTGCCATGCTCAAAACCTGGGAGAAGGAAAACGCCGCAGCGACCCAGGGATGGCGGGTTCTGCGCTGCCAGCCGCGTGATGTCTGCAAGCTGGAAACCATTAATGCTATTCGGGACACACTAAACCAATGATCACAAACCAAGAAGTGGCGGTGCTATTTGCCCGCGCTGATTCTATCTACAAATCAATCCCCGGCTGTGATGTTTGGGACATTGACCGGGATGCACGGGGCTGGCGCGGGACTTGTCCGGTGGTGGCTCATCCGCCTTGCCGGGCTTGGGGCTGCCTTTCCCATATGGCCAAGCCAAGACCGGATGAAAAAGCACTGGCCCTTTATTCGGTCAATCAAATCAGGATCAACGGCGGGGTTCTGGAGCATCCAGCCGGCAGCAAGCTATGGAAGGAGGCGGGCCTGCCTGCGCTTGGGGAGACTGATGCATGGGGTGGATTTACCATGATCCTTCCGCAGTTCTGGTTTGGGCATCTCGCTGACAAGGCAACGAGGCTTTACGTCTGTGGATGCCAACCAGCTGATGCGCCTCCTGTGCCGATCGTATTGGGGGAGGCTCCCAGAACGATGGGATCAACCCGCCGCCACAAGGTTCTAGCCGGTATTCAAAAGCCTGAGCTGCTAAAAAAGGACCGCGAGAAAACCCCGGAAGCATTCGCCATCTGGCTTGTTGAGCTGGCCCGAAAATGCCGCCGCTGATCTTAACTAAAGTTACCACCACAACCCCATGACCAACGAAGAAAAAGCTCTCGCCAAGGAGCAGGCGAAACAGTGGATAACCAAGGCCCCGGAGCCGGAGCTGGTCGCCAAGCCCAGATCGCACAAGGGAAAACCAAGGAGCGCCAAGACCCTGCCAAAATGGATATACCGCAGGCACTACATTTCCGGTGAGGCGTTTTACGTCGTCAACGTCAAGCAGTCCCTCAAAAGCAAGAGCCACCACGTTGGCAGTTTTCCAACGGTCGCCGAGGCGGTGCGGCGGTTGGCTCAGTGGCTGGACCGACAGCAGGCTCTGGAGAGAGCGAATGCAGCGAAAACGGAAAGTCCCTAAACCTTCAACCACCACTATCTGATTCTGCCATGATGTCTCCTGAAGAACACGCCAAGGCCCGCGCACAGGCGCAGCGCTGGATGAAACCAATCCCGCCACAGGCCCCGCCCCCGCCGCGCACTAGACTGGGGCGTGGTCTGCCCATCGGGGTTTACCATAGCTACATCGCCGGGAAGCCTTGGCGGGTGCGGATCAAGGTGGGCGAGAGGCTGATCAGTCTGGGTGCCTATGCGACAGTGGCAGAGGCGGCAGCGGTGGCCCTGGCTGGGGCGGAGGCCAAGACAATCTCGTAAACCGTGAGAGCGATGGGAAGGGCCGAGTAGTCTAGCCCCTGTATAAGCCGATCCACCTGCGTCGGTCCCGATCCACGGAGCAGGTTAAATTTTTCAAGAATCACAAAATACGCCTTCCGGGCTAGCCTTAAATTACTGCAAACCATTTGCGTAATGTGAAGTAATCACGTAATATTACTGTAAGATTTTTCCGACCTAAACCAAATGTATTGTAAACTCTTTGCCTCCCTTTACCAAGGAACTCTCCGTGGAAGGTCTGATGAAATCCTCGTATTTACAAATCTGCTGGCCCATACCTCTGCAGCCGGTGAGGTTGATAAGCACTTCCGCGCCATCGCTGAAGAGACCGGCCTAAGTGTTGACCGCGTCAAGCAGGCCATCGTTGTGCTGGAATCACCAGACGAGGAGAGCCGGTCACCAGACGAGGAAGGGGCGCGGCTAGTCCGGCTGGACGAGCACCGGGTCTGGGGATGGCGGGTGGTGAACCACGGAAAATACCGCGCTTACAAGAACGAAGCGGATCGTGCGGAGAAGAACCGGGAGGCTCAAGCACGCTTTCGCGAGAACAAAAGGAGGGCCTCTACGGGGGAAAGTAATGGTGGCGTAATGAATAGTAATGGCCGCGTAATGGCGCGTAATGAAAGTAATGGGAGTAAGCCCATACAGATACAAGAAGCAGATACAGAAACAAAGGCAGTTACCCCCCTACCCCCAGGGGGGGATTTATTGGAACTGGATTCTGAAATGGCATCGGCTCCCAAAGCTCCGCGCCAACCGAAGACGGATCACGGCCAAAGAATCCACAGCCTGTTCCATCGCGGCCCAAGGGCATCGTGGTCAGACAAGGAACTGAAAGCCCTCCGTAAGCTGGAGCCATTCGACGCCGAGGACTTTGCCCTGGTGGAGAGCTACTACCGCACCAGCGGCAACGCATTCCTCAGGACTGAGGTGCAGACCTTCCTGAACAACTACCAGGGCGAGGTGGATAAGGCCAGACTCTGGAGGAAGCCGGTGACCGTCTCATCCATCGAAAGCCAATACGGCCCAATCATCAACCGCTGGACGCAATCACCATCATGACCCGCACCTCCCCCTGTCCAATCTGCGGCACTGCCGTGACCCGCGAGGCTGTGATCTTCCTGGGCCGTGAGCTGCTGGCCGGCCTCGCCTGCCTCTGCCAAGCCTGTGATGACAAACGTGCACTTGAGGAGGCGACTGCGAAGGCCGCGAAGAGCTTTCGCGACGCCTGGGAAAAGATCGTCCCGCCAGCCTACCAGTGCGCCCAAATCGAATCCGTTTCGCAGCGGCTCCGGCAAGCCGCAAGCTGGCTTCCGAAGGTGGGTGAAACGGGACTAGGAATCCATGGGCCGTCCGGCTGCGGGAAAACGCACTGTATGGCGTTGATGGTGCTGTCTGCGGCAATCCCCTTCCGGTGGCTCACCGGAGCCGCCCTGCGTGCTCTGGCGCTCAATGCGGCCATGCTGGATGGCGCGGATAGGGATGATGCGCGGAAAACTCTGGCCAGTTTGCGGAATGTGCCGCTTTTGGTGATCGATGATCTGGCCGAAGTGAAATTCACGGAAGCCTTCGCCGAGAAACTTTTCGAGCTGCTGGAGCACCGGAACACTGCACTGCTCCTGACCTGCTGGACGGCGCAGCATGGGCCGGGGAGATTGGCGGCGAAGATCGCGGCAGGGAAAGGAGTGGATCAAGGGACGGCTGACGCCATCGAGCGGCGGCTGGTGCAGCACTCCGTTATTTTTGAGGGATAACCCGAACCAAAACCATGAAGGCAAAACCACAAAAGCCAATCCATTCCGGCTTCCTTTCCGAGCAAGTCAGGCTATTAAAATCAGGCGGATGGATCGCGCACGCAAAGGAGTTTGAGGCAGCAATTACGGCTCTGCAAATCATCCACACATGGGCAACATTTGACGGCGGTCGATGCCTTGATCCGCATCACGTGGAGAAGCTGACCAGAAAAGCATTGAAGGGATTTATCTCAAGCAACCCAAAACCAAGACCATGAACGAACCCACCCAACCAACCGCCCTCGACGACCAAGTCGGTGGCCGGCATTACAAGGCCCTCGCCATCCAGCCTGCGGAATACTGCCAGAGGAACCGGCTGCCCTACTGTGAATCCAGCGTGATCCGATATGTGACCCGCCATAAAGAGAAAAATGGCCGGGAAGATATTGAGAAGGCGATCCACTGCCTGCGGCTGCTGTTGGAGATTGAATATCCGCAGAGCAAATAATTACCAACCCACCAAACACAACCATGAGCGACCATTTCCTAAGAGACGAGACGGGCCGATGCCACACGATTCTGAGTGTGGCCAACGTCTACACCTACGAGGGATTCACATTTGAGTTCCACGATTACCTTGGGCCGAACAAGCTAAAGAAAGATGGTGGCTATGCTGCGAGGGAAGGAAAGAAATTCCACGCAACCATCCACCGCTGGTATCTCCTCACGGCGGAGGAAAGACGGGCAACTCAAATTGCAGGATGACCACCTCCGAACTGATAATGGTCTTGAGTAATTACCTCGCGTCCCATGGTGACTTGGAAGTTCAAATCGAATCATCTCACGGTGAATACTCGCCCTGCGAGATACGATGGGCCAAGCCGGTGATGGAGGAAGGAATCCCCATGATGCTGTTGGCCAGTGACGAGGCTGACGACGGGCTGCGCTTTGCCTTGTCCAATGCCAAACCATCAAAATGAACACCCTCCAAGCCAACGCAGACAAAACGATCCGCGCCGCGCACGCCGCCGGGATGACTGACGCGGGCCTGCTCCGGCTGATTGCTCAGATTATTGTGAGGCTGGAGGGGCGGACGACCTGCACGCGGTGGGAGATGGTGGAGATGGTGAAGAGGATGTTGGATTATTGACTAAGCGACCCATACGGTGGGGGCCGCGACCACCGCATCGACCGCCAGCGTTCGCCCCAGCGCCATCACGGCGGAAACTATGGGGTCGATCTTCTCGCGGGACTTTTTCTTGTTGGGCTTGATCGCTCCGGTAGGATCAATTTCGCAGGTCACGTTACCGGCGCACCAGGCCAGCAGTGGGTTATCCTCGTGCAGGAGGTTCCCGCCTTTGACCAGCCGCTCCATTTCGGAGGTGGGCGGGGACATATCTTTGAATCCCTGACCGAAGGCGAAGACTGCAAGGCCGGCCTCCTGCATATGCTGGACGGTCTCTTGCGATCCCCATCGGTCAAAGGCGATGTCGGTTACCTGATACTTCTGGCAGAGGGCTTCCACGCCGGCCCGGAGAATGCCGAAGTCAGTGACGTTGCCAGGGGTCTTGGTGATCCAGCCGGATCGCTCCCAGGCATCGTAGGGGACGCGGTGCTCCCGGCTGCGCTTGGTGATGTCATCTCCTGGGCACCAGGCCCAAGCGAGGAGGGCATACTTACCCTTGATGCCGGTGGCTGCGAATACCTCATCAGGGCGGAAGACCAAGGCGAATGCCGACAAGTCGGAGACCTTGGCCAAATCCAGAGCGCCGTGGCACTTCCGGCCAAGGAGTTTTTCCGCCAGCCCTGCGTGGTTCCCGGCGATCCAGTCGGTGGGATCAAGCCATCGTTCATCGGCATTGGCCCAGATGTTGAGTTGTTTTGTCAGGAAGGTGGTCAGTTTGGAGGGGGTGGCTTCCACGACCTTGATCTGCTGGGCCATGTAGTCGTAACTCTTGACGGTGCCTAGTGCCGGGTTTGCTTTTTCCCAGACGGCGGGATTGGCGTAGTCCGCCAAGTCCTCTGGGTCTGCCATAGCGATGTAAACCAAAAAGGATTCATCGACGAGGGTGCCGTCCAAGATGTCTTCGCCGCGCTTGTGAGTCTCATACGCGAACGTGGAAGTGTCTGTGCCTGCGGTGGAGATGTCCACCATCACTGGCTGCTCACGCGCTCCCATGCCATCCTCTAGGGCGTCCCATAGGCTGCGATCCGTCCACTGGTGGACCTCATCACAGATGGCTGCGTGGGGATTGAGTCCGTCCTGAGTATCGGAATCACCGGACAGTGGCACCAGTTTTCCGTCAGCGCTGGGGAACTCCAGGATATTCTGGCGCTCGACGAACCGGGCCTTCATGGAGCGGGGGCAGTATTTCAGGAACCGACAGGCGTCTGACCAACCGAGTTTTGCCTGGTCCCTTTTGGTGGCGGCGAAGTAAACCTCTGCTCCGGCTTCCCCGTCCATGGATAACAAGAAGAGGGCAAGCGCGGCGGCGAAGGCAGTTTTTCCGTTCTTCCGGGGCACACGGATAACCGCCGTCCGAAACCGCCTCAAGCCTGTGTCTTTATGCACCCAGCCAAACAGCAGGCCACCAATGAAAAGCTGGAACGGGGCAAGCTCAAAGGGCTGGTTTTTGAACCGGCCTTTGTAGTGCCGGAGCAGTGAGCAGAACTGCGCGAAGATCGCACCCTTGAGTGGCTCCCACACAAATGGGAACGCATCACTGCCCTGCCGATCCAGATCATTCAAATGCCGCTGACAGGCCAGCTTTACCAGCTTCCCTGCCGGAGTCTCACCGGACAGGACGGATCGTGCATAGGTGGTGGCGGGGTCTTCTGCCGGGGCGGTGTGGCGCTTGGCTGGCATGGGGTCATGCGTCTTGGCCGGCTTTAGCGATGAGTTTGTCGGTTAAATTCAAGGCGTCCTCTACCGCCTCGTATTCGCCGTCCAAAGTCCGTAGATTCACGCAGCCGTCTGATTCGATTACGGAATAGTGGCCACTGGCAAGCAGGCCACTAAGGATAGATGCGGCAATCTCAATTCGTTTTTTGGGTGTCATAAGTTTCTTTCCTCTTGGCTGAATTTGGCGTGACACTTGATGCAGAGGGCCATCAGATTGGAATGGGTGTAGGCAAGGTGAGGGGCGGTCTGCAGGCTTTCCTTGTGGTGGACTTCCTGCGCCGGGGGTGGGAACTCACCATGCCAGCCGTGGGGGTTTTCGCAGATTGGATTTCTGGAGATGTAGGTCAGTCGGACGCGCTTCCAGAAGCTGGAGTTCCGCAGGTCTGAGGCGATCCGCAGGCCGCTGGTCATCCGCCGGGTCTGCCTGTCGTAAACCTGCCGGGCATGAGATGGCGCGGTGAACTTGGGCAGGCTATGCTGGGGTGGCTTGGTGGGCATTCAGTTACCCCGCTGGGCTTTGAGGAGTTCAGCGAATGGGTCTTCCTCTTTGACGTTGCCGCCAAATTTGGCGCGGGCGGATGGGGTGAGGCCGAGGCTGGACAGGTAGCTGAAGCAGTCTTTGCCTGACTTGAGCATGGTATTCATGAGAGGGTGGGCCTTCACGTTGCCTTGGTTATCGCAGATGGTGCGGCCATCCAGCTGGATGGAGTCGCGGCATTCTTTGTATAGCTGGAAGGATTCGGCGGCGTGGATGAGGAATATTCTGTCAGCTGCATCAATGAAGCCCATCAGCAGCAGGCACTCCACGGCGTCGTCCCAGAACTGCAGGCCGTGGGCTTCCAGATGGTCAGGGGGCCGGGGGTCGAACTCTCCGGCCTTGGGGGCGTCCTTGCTGGGCAGGGGCTTGGGACCGGCGCCGCCCTGGCTGACGCGGCGGGTGCGGCCGAGGCTATCGTGGGACTTGGTGGTCTGCATGGTGGGAGATAGTAGAGGCTAATAAAAGGATGACGGCGGCGCAGATGGCCGGCGGGATAGCGATGATGGCGAGGGCGCCGGCGATGCTCTGGAGGCCGAGGTTGATCAGGGCGTTGAGGAGTCTCACGGGTCGGCCTCCTTTTTAGGCAGCTCGACTTGCCACCAGCTTTTGTTGTGGATTCTTGAGCCGTTCAGAACCCCTTTCTTGCACAGCCTGACAACGTGCTGCTGTGAGATGCCAAGTTTTTTCGCAGCTTGGGACGAACTGAGTTTTGCCATGGTTGAATGGTATGGGGTTCAGATGGTTCAGCAAGTTCTTTTGGGTCACAAGGTTCAGTTGGTTCACTAATTTCAGTTCCGACAGAAATCCAGTATTGCAAGAACCCCTATAAAAAGCGATAGGTCCGCCATGCTCCGAGCAATCGCCGCCCTATCCGCCTTCACGGCGCTGGCGTGTGCCGCTTGCACGGTGCGGCCTCTGATCCGCTCCGGGGAGTCTGTGGTTTCCTTGGGCGGATCGATCTTTACGAAGTCCGCCGGGGAGACTGCCAGTTATTCCGGGCCGTTGGGGACGCTGAGTTATTCTGACACTGGCAAGGATGAGACGGTGATCCCCGGCAAGATCGCCAATTACTATGGGGTCAAAGCAGTGACTGAGGCGGCTACCTCAATGTTCCGCACAAGCGAGAGCACGACGCGCATCCTGGCTAAAGAGGAAACCTCCCGGGCCGCTACCACATCGGCGGCTGATGTCGAAAAGCTCAAGATTCTAAACCCTGTTGAGGAAGTGCCTATCCAGCCATGAATGAAATCAGCTCCTCAAAATCCATCTTCAAATCCAAAACCGCTTTCGCTGGGGTCTTGGTTACCTTGGCCGGTGCGGTTGGCTCCTTCGCCCCCGGCCTTGCGCCGTGGATCGCAGCCCATGCGGACCTTGTGCTTATGGCTGCAGGGATTCTGCAGGTCGGCCTGCGGATGGTTACTAAGGGCAGCGTTAATCTTTTCGGTGATCCTGACTAGCTGCTCTCACGATTACCAGGCGGCAAAACAAACTCTCAAGATAGCTGAAATCGATTCGTGGGCCAAGCCCATCCAACCCGAACCACTCCAATTCACCCCACTGATTCCCCACACTAAGTCCGAACTGGAACGCCAAGCCGCTGACGAACAAGCGGCGATGCAAACCCTGAAGCGCCTGCGCTTTACCCCATGAAAGTTTTCCTCCTGAAATACATCGCCACCTGGTTGGCTGACAACAACAAGCTGGCAATCGCGGCGATTGTTGAGGCGATCAGTGTTGCTGATGCCCGCTTCGGGGTCGGCTCTGAGAAGCTGGAGTTCGTGAGGACAAAGGCGGTTTCCTATCTGCAAGGGCAGGCTGGCTGGATCATCGACACCATCATCCACCTTTTGCTGGCTTGGGTTCGCAAATCATGAGCACTCTCCCCGTCCGCCAGAAGCTGATCGAGATCGCCCGCCGCGAGGTGGGGGTGCGTGAAGTGGGGCGGAATAGCGGGAAGCGGGTTCGTGAATATCAGGCGGCCTGTGATTTGGCGAAGGAGCAGCCGACTGGCTGGCCATGGTGTGCGGCTTTTGTTTGCTGGTGCATTCAGGAATGGGGCAAGGACAAGGAAGTGCTGGCGGCATTGAAGCTAACCGCTGCTCAATTTGAGAAATGGAGGCCGAAGACGGCGGCGGCGTTTGGGCTGGAGGACTGGGCGAAGAAACGCGGGCTGCAGGTTTTGTTCGCTGATGACATCCCATCACTGCGGACGGGAGACATTGTGACTTTTGACATGAGCCATACGGGCCTTGTCGCTGACGATGCGCGTGGAGTGATCCGCACCATCGAAGGAAACACTGGGGCCAGTGGTGGCCGTGAGGGGGACGGGGTGTGGGATAAGTCCCGCAACTTTAAGGAGTCCCGCAAATTCATCCGACTGCTGCCGCCATGAGCCAAATCCTGACCATGAGTGAAGAACAGACAGAGGGCTTTTCCAGCCGACTCAAGACTCTTGATATTGTGGTCAAACTTGGCTGGGCGCTTTTGACAGGAGCCTTCGCCATGGGGGTGTGGGTGGCGACGATCCAGATCGCGGTCAACGAAAACACTCACACGACTGCCGCGGTGCAGCCGCGCATCCGCGAGCTGGAGCTGAAGGAAAGCGCGAACAATGAGAAGCTGGCTAACATCCTGAAAATTCTCGACCGGATCGACCAGAAACTGAATCAATGAGCGACCGACAATTCCAGACTCTGCGTGAGGCAGGCGTTTCCCAGACTGGGATTCGCCCCCGCTTTGCGCCGATTCGGAATGAAAGCCCGCTGACGAATCCGGGGAGTGAGTTTCTCGCCGCCCTGATGGGTAGCACGGGGCCGCTGGGGGCAAAGGTGAATGAACTGACCGCCCTTGGGGTCTCGACGGTATATGCCTGTGTCCACTACATCGCCCAGATTGTCAGCACGCTGCCGCTGGAACTGTATGTGCAGAATGGGGACAGCCGGACGCCGGCCGTGGGGCATCCTGCCCGGCGGGTGATGCGGACGCGGCCCAATCCGATCATGGTTTCCAGTGATGTCCGCTATGCACTGGCCTTCAACCAGGCGCTGCATCACAATGCTTATGCCCAGCTGGTCTTTGATCGGTCGGGCCGGATCGCGGAGATTTACCCGCTGCGGACTCGCAACGTGTCGATGGATATGGTGGGGAATTTCCCGCGCTATACGGTGACCAGTGACAGCGGCAGCAAGGTGATCGGCTTCGACAAGATGCTGCATCTGCGGGGGATGTCGCCGGATGGCCTAAAAGGTCAGGGACCGATCAGTCTTTCTGCCAATCTGATCGGACTGGCGCAGGCACTGGAAGAGAATGCCAGCCGGTTCTTCAGTAACGGATCGCGGCCTGGGATGGTTTACACGGCGGCACCTGGCGTCAACCTGACGGAGCAGCAGCGGAATGCGCTCAAGGACCAGCTCAACTCTGCTTATCAGGGAGTGGATAACTTCTTCAGGACGATGGTTTTGGAAGGCGGCGGCAAGATGGAGATGACGCGGACGGCGAATGATAGCAGCCAGTTCGATGAGATCGCCAAACGGACGCACCAGCAAATCTGCCAAGTGTTCGGGGTGCCGCCGCACAAGGTGGGGATTCTGGATAACGCGACCTTTTCCAACATTGAGCAGCAGCAGATTCAGGCGGTGCAGGACTTGTTCCTGCCTTGGTGCAAGCGGTGGGAGGAGGCTTTTGCTGGTGCTCTACTGCTGCCGGGTGAGCAGGATAACCACTATTGGAAGCATAACCTTAACGGCCTGCTCCGAGGTGATGCTGCGGCCCGCTTTAGCGCCTACAGCACGGGTCTGCAAAACGGCATCTACAGCATCAATGAGGTGCGGGGCTACGAAGACCTCGACCCGATCGAGGGCGGCGACACGCACGTTCGCCAGCTGAATATGGCTGACATCTTAGCAACCGCCGCCGCACCGGCAAGAATGGAAACGGCAGTATGAAACAGAAGCGCAACGAGATCACTAATCTGACTGACAGCACCCGCACCGGAGGCCCGGCGCGGCTCAAGACGGTGTGGGAAAATGCGGCGAAGATTCAGAAACCGCAGGCGCTTTCGCATGAGCTTCTCATCTACGACCGGATCGGTGCTGACTACTTTACCGGCGGCGGAATCACCCACCAATCCGTGACTGACTGGCTGGCTGGATTGGAGCCATCTAATTCTGCAATCACGGTGCGGATCAACTCACCGGGTGGCGATGTCTTTGAGGGAGTCGGTATCTACAACGCTCTGGTGGCATGGCAAGCGGGGCAGGATGACCGCAAGATTACGGTTAAGATCGACGCGCTGGCGGCTTCGATTGCTTCGGTGATTGCGATGGCTGGCGATGAGATCGTGATCGGTGGCAATGCCATGATGATGATTCACCGGGCCAGCACGATCACGATGGGGAACGCTGCTGACCACCTTAGCACTGCATCCACGCTGGAGAGCATCGACCAGATTATTGTCGATACCTATGAGGCCCGCACTGGCCAGAAGCCAACCGACCTCAAGGGATGGTTGGATGCCGAGACTTACATGACGGCGGCGGAATCCGTGGAACGCGGGTTCGCTGACCGATCCGAAAATTTGAAGGGGAAACCGGAGACCAAAGACCCGGAATACCTGGAAGACCAATCCGTGGCGCGTCTGGCAGCCGCCCGGCTGCTGGTGGCTCAGATGGGCCGTCCGACAGTCACCGCACACGCCGCAAACTGATAACACAAACACCCATAATAACATGAAAAAGAAACCGTTGATCGTCCTGCCAGTCTTGGCATTCTCCCTCACCTTCCTCACCATGGACGCCAGCCCGCTGGATGCCGTCCATGCCAAGATCAAGGCTGTGGCCGCTGATGCCGACAAAATCCTCGCCGGGGCCAAGGATGGCTTGAGCGAGTCTGACCTGGCCAAGGTTAAAGAATACCACGGCATGGTGGATGGCCTCAAAGCTACCGCCAAAGCCCTGGAAACCCAGAGCCAGCTTGGTGCCTACCTCGACAGCGTCCCTGACAGCGAGAAGCGCAAGGTTATCTTGGATGCCTCTGGCCTGTCCAATCAGGATGCTTCTGACGCCGAGCGCTTCAGCTTCCGCCGCCTGATCGTGGGTCAGCTGGCCGGTGGCAAGCTCGACGGTGCCGAAGCCGAGATGGTGGCGCAGGGCGCTAAAGATGCGGTGCAACTGGCCAGCCAAGGGAGCCATGTTCCCCGTGCCGTGCTCGCTACCATGTTTGCCAACCGCTTCCGCAACGACCTGACCGCTGGCGGCAGTGGCACTGGCTTGGAAGTCCTGACCCGTGAGCCTTTGCGTGGGATCGTCGATCCGTTTTATGAGGCCATGGTCACCCGCACTCTGGGCGCTCAGTTCCTCAGTGGTCTGCAGGGCAACATCCCGTTCCCTAAGATGGGCCGCGACTCGACCAAGCCTGCCTTCGCCGCTGAGAATGGTGCATCCACCGAGCTTACCCCAAGCAGCAGCCTGATCACCCTCAGCCCTAAGCGCATCCCTGCCCATGTGGAGCTTTCCAAGCAGCTGCTGCTCCAGACTGATCCGAGCATCGAAGCCTGGGTGCGGAATAACCTCCTGCAGGAAATCGCCATCATCTGGGAGAAGGCTGTCATCCACGGCACCGGCTCCAGCAATCAGCCTACCGGGATCGTTGCCACTGCCGGCATCGGCTCAGTCGCTGGCGGCACCAACGGTCTGGCCCCTACCTGGGCCAACATCGTGGACCTCGAAACTGCCTTGGCCAACAACGATGCGGCCACCGGGAACCTCGCCTACCTCACCAACTCCAAGGTGCGTGGCTCTCTCAAGAAGATCAGCATCGAGGCCAGCACCAACGCCGAGAAAATCTGGAGCCGCACCACCCCAGAACTCCCGCTCAACGGCTACGTCACCGGGGTTTCCAACTGCGTTTCCTCCACCCTCACCAAGGGCACCTCCTCCGGGGTTTGCTCTGCGATCATCTTCGGCAATTTCGCCGACTTGGTTATCGCTCAGTGGGGTGGTCTTGACGTTCAGGTCAACCCCTACAGCCTCGACACCACCGGCCTGGTCCGCATCACTGCGGCCGCCTTTGGTGACAACGCGGTGCTCCGCGCTGGCTCCTTCGCCGCGATGCTCGATGCGCTGACTGCCTAATTTTGTTGGTGGTCATATGATAAGCCGGGGCGGGGATACGTCGCCGCCCCGGCGCTTCTTCTTTTTGCTATGAAATTCCTGATCAACTCCGACTGCCTGATTGGTGGCCAACATATCGCCGAGGGGACCGTGGTGACCGTGACTGATGACCAGGCCGTGGAGCTGATGCTGGCAAACCGCGGTCGCGTGGTTCCTGAAGATTACGCCGCGCCAACCGAAGAGCCTGCCAAAGCGGCCAAGCCTACGAAAAAATGATTCCTTCTGCTGCCATCTCCCAGCTGGTCACTGCACCTGCGCTTGAGCCAATCACCTTGGCTCAAGCGAAGGAGCATCTGCGGGTAGATGGTAGCGATGAGGATTCGCTGATCGGGCTTTGCATCACGGCGGCGCGGGATCGGATCGAAAACGAATGCCGCAGGGCTTTTGTCAGGCAGAAGTGGATTGCTTACATCACGGGCGATTTCGCCGAGGGGGTGACCGTGGAACTGCCCCGCGCCAGGCTGATGGCAGCAGAGACCTTCTTGCTGGAATACCGCAACGATGCCGGCACTTGGACGGCATGGACAAACACTGCCCAGCAGCCTGCCAGAGAGCCGGCGCTGCTCTGGATCACCTCCTACCCGGACAATATCGATACCCCGCGCAGCCCACAGGATGCGGTCTGGCGGGCGACGTTCTGGGCTGGGTATGGTGCGCTGGCCACAGACGTTCCGGGGCCGCTGCGCCATGCTATTCTGCTGCTGACGGCGCATCTCTTTGAGCGGCGGGAGATGGTAATCAGCGGCGCGACAGTCACAGAGATTCCGAAATCACTGGATTGGCTGATCGATTCTTTCCGGGTGCCTTGGGAGGGGGCGGTCAAATGACCCCAATCGGACGCAGGGACGCCAGAATAACGATCCAGCGGGCCGCAGAGTCGGTGGATGATCAAGGCTCTGTCACGCAGACTTGGTCAGCGCTGGCCACAGTCTGGGCGCACGCGCAGACAATGAGTGGCAAGGAGACGACCAACGGCTCATCAAGGGATGCCACAGCGGAACAGGTTTTCTCTGTGCGCTATCAATCACTGCTGGATGACCTGAATCCACGGGACCGGATCAGCTGGGGCGGGTTTATCTACGACATCACCAGCGCTCTGCCGCTGCCGCCATCCCGGCCGGCTGAGATCATCATTTCGGCGGTCCTCACGGATAACGCCATCAACGCGACCGGCTACAACTTCACGGCAGATAGCACCGAATACACCGCCGACATGACGCTCCAGACCGCTGACCACACCTAGACCTATGGCAAAACAAACCATCAACATCGGGACTACCGCCAACGACGGCACGGGCGATCCTATCCGGGCGGCGTTCGGCAAGGTGAATGATAACTTCACGGAGATTTACACGGCGAATACGGGGGTCAATACCGGGGACCAAAACCTGTCCGCCTACGCGACGACGGCAGCGGTGGCGGCTGGGTATCAACCCCTTGACTCTGACCTGACGGCGATCTCTGCGCTGACGACTACCGCTTATGGGCGGGCGCTCCTATCAACGGCTGATGCGGCGACTCTCCGCAGCGCAATAGGCGTAGGCCAGACCGACGCCCCAACATTTGCTGGACTTACCTCGACTGGGGCGGTTTTAGCAAGAGGCGGCTTAAATCTTAGTGGGGATGGTTCATTCGGCCCGAAAATTCCTAGTTGGACGGGAGGAAACGGATTTAGCATAGTAAGTCAGAACGGCCTTTCGACCTACATTGATTTTGACTCTGCTCAACTAGCAAGGCTGCCTGCCGGGGTTTTGGGGTTTGGAGCCGGTGGTCCCACAGTTGCGGGAAACACCCTCATCCTCGCCCGTGACGCAGACGGAATCCTAGCCCAGCGGAACGGGACCAGCGCGCAGGCGTTTCGGGTTTATGATACCTACGATACAGCAGGAACCAACTACGAGCGAGGCACTTTCGGTTTCCCAATAGGCACCAACACGCTTCGTATCGGGACGGAACAAGCTGGGACTGGGGCAGCGCAGCCGATTGATTTTGTGACTGGTGGGGTGGTGAGGATGTCGATTGCTGCGGCGGGTGGTCTTTCGGTTGCCGGTGGGGTTACTGCAAATAACCTGATAACTGGCAACGGACTAGGCGGCGGCAGTGGATTGACTTTTGCAAGTCAGCTTAGGATTATGTCGTCAGCCGATGGCGTCATGTATTTGTCGAACAATGGCTTTACCGACTTCAACCGAATCCAACTAGGCCACACCGCCGACACCCACCCCGCAATCGCCCGTGATGGCGCAGGCATTAAGTTCACCGGAGCCGCAGCAGGCTCAACGTCTTGGATCAAAGTTCCTGCCGTTGCCGTATCTGCACTCCCTTCCGCATCAACTGCTGGCGTGGGTGCTCGCTCGTTTGTCAACGATGCCATGACTCCGGTTTTCGGTAGCGCAGTGTCTGGTCTCGGCAGTGTCACAGTCCCAGTCTACAGCACCGGCTCCGCCTGGAACGTCGGCTAATAACAATTCCACATGACCCCAACCTACAAACAAAACCTAGTCACCAGTCGCAACGCCAACCTCGCCGAGCAGCATGATCTGCGGGAGCGGCTCAAGCAACTGGAGTCCGAAGAGACCCAGCTCAAAGGCGCGATTGCCATTCTGACTCAGATCGATCAAGCCGAAGCCGACAAGGCCAAGGCTGAATCACAACCCACTACCTAAAACATATGGCTATTACCATCCCACTCGATACTCCGGCAGAACGTCCAGAAGTTCCGTCGAAGGTTTACAACGAGATTTACATCATGGACCTTGCCATCAGTGCGCGGTCTATGGGTGAACAGGATTCAATTTACGTTGAATACGTTCCCTTCGACCAAGCTACTGGCGACCGGCTTCTTTCGGATCGTCGGGAGGTGAGGCTTCCTTTTTGGGAGGCCGTGAATGCGATCCCTTCCGCTGCCGAGGCTTTTGCTGCGGTTGCGTTGTGTTTGCCGGATTTGATTGCTTATCAGGCGGCTAAGGAGGCTGCGGCTTTGGTGCCGGTGGTGCCTACGGAATAACGTCATGCCTGCCGTCAATCACAGCGCGAAGATGGCAACGTCACTGATGGTGGCGATGAAGGCCCATGGTGCGCTGACGGCTTTGATCGGGGTGGGGACGGCCTGCCGACTTTATAGCGGCAGGGCGGCGCAGGGAAGCGCTCTGCCGAGGGTGATCTGGCATGAGATAACGAGCACGCCGGAGCATACGCATGACAGCGCGACGACGAGTGATCCGGGGATCGAGGATAGCATCGTGCAATTTGACATCGAGGCCCGCACTTTGTCTGGGTGCAGGGCGGTAGCGGATGCGATCAGTGAGGCGCTCAATGGGGCGAAGCCTGCGGCGGGGGTGGCTGACATCCAAGCGGCCTTTCGGGAGTCTGGCGGATTTGCCCAGGCGATGGATTACCAGACAGGGGACGGGGTGACGGAGGCGCACCGGCTGTCTGTAGATTACCGCCTGATGTGGCGGGACGCTTAAAACAATAACTCTTTCAAACCATGGCCAAAAAAGCAGCATACAATACCCGCATCCAAATCACTGACCCGGCAGACTCTTCCGTGATCCGGGTGAAACATCTGGGGGATATTTCCGGGCCGGAGGTTTCCGTGGCGGTGGTGGATGTGACGGCGCATGATAGTCCTGATGGGTTTTCTGAGTCGCTGGCAGGGATTGCGGAGGCGGGGGATGTGACCTTTGAGCTGTTCTTCGATCCGAATGACAACGGACACTCCCGGCTGCTGGCGATGGTAGATGAGCGGAGGCCGGCGGCGTTTGTGATCCGGCTTCCGGCTGACTCGACGCAATTAATCCCGACCACGAGCTTTGCGGGGTCGGTGGTGGGGTGGGTGAGGAATGGCAACTTCACGATAGGTGGAGGGGTGGCATACTACACGGCAGCCGATCCTGCGGCGGGTGATTACATCGAGGCTACGCTGACGGTGGCCCCGCTGATCGCTGAAAGCTATGTGGTGGCCATTACATTCACCGGGACCACCCAAGGCACGGCAAGCATCAACGTGCTGCATGGCGGGGCCGTTGTCGGGACCGTGAACCCATCCGAAGGCGGCACGCAATATGTGCGATGGGATGCGGTATCAACGAGCCTGCTTTTGAGGATTGAGGTTCCGTCCAGCATTGGCACGCTGCAGACTTTTTCTATCGCTGGCGTCTCAATGCTGGGCATCACCAGCAACACGGCCACCCGGTTCAATTTCACGGGCCTCGTCACCAAGGTGGGGATTCTGGCCCCAGTGGGCGATGCGCTAAAGGCTCCGGTGAGCGTTAAAATCAGCGGGGCACCTGTTTACACCCGCGTCTGATTCCCTTTCCGATTCTCCAACCAAAAAACTAATATAACACTATGGCTAAAAAAGCAGCATACGGCACTAAACTGGCGATTCAGCGACTCCAAACCGGGAGCTATACGGATGTGGCCAACGTGGGCGACATCTCTGGCCCGGAGGTTTCTGTCGAAACGATCGATGTCACCACTCATGACAGCGCGGACTTCTTTACGGAGTTCCTCGCTGGGATCGCTGACAGTGGTGATGTCTCGTTCGACCTGGTCTTTGATCCGAATCTGGCGGCTCATGAGACGATCTATAACGATGTGGTCGGCCGGCAGAAGCATAACTTTTATCTCAAGATGCCAGGCTGGGTCAGCACTGCGGCTGGTGGTTACATCGCCTTTGCGGGTATCTTTACCAAGATCGGCCTGACCTTCCCTGTCAAATCCGGGATCATGGCTCCGGTGACGATCAAGGTGAGCGGCAAGCCGGTCTACACCAAGTTTGCCTGATTCTGATTCACTAAAACCACACACCTAATCCACCACACATGGACCTAAAACCACGATTCACGACCCGCGCTGTCCGCCAGCTTTTTGAATGCCACGGGATAGACCTGATGAAGCTGTCAGGCGATGCCATCACCGACTCTGAGAGCCGGAAGAAGATCACGATCGGCGGGATGCCGGATGCTGATGCTGCGAAGGTGGCGGAGGCGTGCGATGACATGACGCCGGGTGAACACATCGAGCTGCTGACGGAGGCGATCCGCCGCGATCTGGTGCCAGCCTCTATCCGGGAGGCGACCGCGAAGGCCGCTGACACGGGCAAAAGCGAATGATAACCAATCTGCCAGAGAGGGACAGTCTGCGGCCTACTGGGCCGGGAGTGTGGCCCGTGCTCACCGGGTCGCGTCCCTCTCTGGCGATCTTTTTTGGGGGCTTACGCCGGCGGAGGTGGAACAGATCATGCGGGAGGCGATCGGCGAATGGCGGGACAAGGCGAGAGCGGCGTCCTACAATGCTGCGATGATCTGCGCCTGCCTGTATAACTGCCACCGCGATCCTAAATCCCACCCTGAGCCATTCACCCCTGACGACTTCCTGCCGCAAATCCAAAAGCCTGAGCCTCAACCTGTAACCGAAGTGCCGCCGGAGGTGGTGGCCAAGAAGGTGGAGCTGGCGATGAATGTCCTGACACAGATCAACTCATGAAATTCAACACTAGAGTGACAGGGGCAAGAGATGCGGAGGCAGCAGTAAAGGAGCTGACCGACAAGATAGGGCGTGGGGCGATGCGTGACTCTCTGACGAAGGCGGCGCGGATGATGACGGCGGCAGTGAAGCGGGGTGCGCCAACGGGGGCGACCGGGCTGCTGAAGAAGAGCATCAAGCAGAAGGTGGTGACCAATACGCGCAAGCAGATGGTGACGGCCTATGTGGGGCCATCCAACAATGTGACTGGGCAGGTGGACCGATTCGGGAATGGGAACATAACGACGGTGCGGCCTGCCAAGTATGCCCACCTGGTGGAGTATGGGACGGCGTCCCGAGGTGGATATGGACGGAAGGGGGAGATAGTGACTCCCGGCAATCCGCCAAGGCCATTCATGCGGACGGCCTACGCCTCCACGAAGACGACGACGCTGGACAAATACAAATCAGAACTAGGGCCGGCCATTGAGAAGACGGCGGCTAAAATCAGAAAGCGGAAAGTCCGCACCTAAATTATGGCTGAATCCATTGCAGACCTCTCCATCCAACTCCGGGCGACGGCGGACAAGCTGTCGTCTGACATCAATAGCGGGCTACGGGGGGCGCAGCAGTCTACCAGTGTGGGGGCGGTGGCTCTGGGGACGGCTATAGGCGTGAGCGTGGTGGCGGGCCTGGGGGCGGCGATGGCGGGGGTAAAAAAGGTGGTGGGGCTGGCCTTTGAGGGGTTGGACCGGATCGATGCCCTCGACGAGGCGGCAAGCAAGATCGGGATTGCCTACAATGCCCTGCAAGACCTGAAATTTGCCGCCGAGATGACTGGCGGGAGCTTTGAGGGGATGGTTTCAGCTCTGGCAAAGATGCAGGCCAATCTGGCCAGCGGCAGTGCTGACGAGGCGCTGCTAAGACTGGGACTCAGTGCCCAAAACCTAAGAGACCTTGCCCCGGAAAAGCAATTCGCGGAAATCGCGCAGAAGCTGTCTGAAATCCAGAACACGGGGGACAAGATCGACCTGACGAAGTCCTTCTTTGGGAAGGGCGGTGTGGAAATCCTGAACGTGATCAACATGGGCAAGGAGGGGATCGAAGGCATGAGTGCCGCCACAGAAAAGCTGGGCGGACACCTGACTGATGCCCAGCGATCCATGGCCACGATGGCGCAGGAGCATATTGAAAAACTGCAGACGGGATGGGGATTCATGAAGGACCAGATCGCAGTGGCGATAGCTCCGGCCTTGCTGGACATGGTCAATACCGTAAAGGACTTGGCGACCGAGGCCGGAGGAGTGTCGAACATCGTAAGGGACTGGCCGATTTACTTTGTCGAAACCGTAGCCACTGCTGCTGAGGCAGTGCAGGCAGTCGGCCAGTTTGCGCGTGTTTGGAAAGAATGGAATGAGGCAGCTAAAGATAATCCTTTTACGCTTAATCCAATAACGGATTACAAAAATTCCATGGAGGATCTGTATGCGGCGCAGTTGAAAATCATAGGTCTTGAGAAAAACGCAGGAGACGTGGTCCGGGAAAGATACGAGAAGCAACGGCTGGCCTCCCAGGCAGCGCGGCTGGAAGCCCTGAATGCGGCGCGTGAAAAAAAGGAACTGGATAAAGAGGTGGCGGATGGATACGTGGACACTACCAAGGAAATGACGCGGGCATACGAGGCGCAGATGGCGGCCAATAGAGCGGCAAACGGTGACTTCAGTCAGTCCTTTGATGCCATATGGAAGGTAATGCCGGAAAAGGTCCAAGCGTCGCTGGATCAGGTGGTGGAGCAATACACGGCCACCACAAAGGGACTGAAAGAGCTGACCTTCGAATGGGTTTCGATGATGATCTCAAATTTCCTGGCGGTCAGTAATTTGATGAACAACGTGCAATACGTGAATGCATCAGACTGGTGGAAGAAGACGAATGATATGCTGCAGAGCCTTGGCTCCAGAAAAGACGAGGGGGTGGGTGCGGATGCTCAGGCGACACTCGACAGCATGAGGACGAGCAATGCGCCGCTTTCGCCGGCAGAGGCGGCTATGGCCAAAAGCACGGCATCCCGCGAGGCCAGCCAAGCCAGAGAGGCGGCTCGGGTATCTGCCAACCGGGCCGAGAGCGCGGCGAAGAGTGCGGCGAGGCAGGCCGGGATCGGCGGGGGGATGAAAATCGGATCATTTGATGGATCATTCACTGCGCCATCGATGAATGGGCAGGCTCCGTCATTCTTTGGTGGGGGCGGGATGAAGACCCCTAGGATGAATACGGCGGCGGCAGGTGGGACGCTGGGGCCAGTGACGATCAACCAGAGCTTTTCCAGCGGGGTGACGAGGGCGGAACTGGCGGGGAGTATGGATGACCTGAAAGACGCGACGCTGGGCGCGGTGCTGAATGCAGTTTCAAACGGTGGGGGCTTCCGAAATGCCCTGCAAGCTTAACAATAACACACAAAATATATGGCCAGAACAATCAGAATCGAAGCAGAACAGCGGACGCGCCGGGGCGGATACTTGACAGACCTGAGGACGGGGCAGGGGGCGTTTATCCACCGGGGGGAGGACTTGATCATCGAGATGGCGTTATTCTCTGCGGGCAGGATGCTGCTGCGGTCTGAGGTGACGACGGTGACGCTGAAGTTTTACAATTCGGCAGCGACTCTGATCATGCAGAAGATCGTGGCCAATACGGCGCTGAACCCGGCGATGACCGCCGCGCAGTGGAGGAATGGGACTGCGGCGCTGCTGCGTCTAAGCATCATAGCCACCGATACAGCGACGCTGCCGGCCGGATTTTTCACCATGGAGGTGTGGGCAAATGAGGGCGGGCTGGGCGAGGCGATGTTTGCCGGTGGGCTGATCGAGGGGGTGACGGTGACTAACCTGATCCCGACTACGCCAGTGACGCCTGGGGCACCGACCAGCTACACGAAGGCCGAGGCGGATGCGCTGTATGAGTTCAAGGGAACCTTCATGAATGACGATGCGATCTCTGTGCCGAACAAGCTGATCACGCGGATCGCGCATGGGACGGGGCCTGCTGGGGGGACGCAGGCCTTGACGGGTGCGCCATCGCCATCATCTGAGGGCACGATCCTGGGTGAGGAAGCGCGGGTGACTGAGGTGGTGCCGGATGGGAATACGGTGCTCTACCTGCGGCCTCCGGGGCTGGCGGTGGGGGCATCGCACACGCTGCTGATCGATCAGGGGTATGTGACGCACTGGGATGCGATCTTTTCCTTCCCGCCCAACACTATCACAAATGGAACAGGGTCTGCCGGATTTGCCAAAAAGTCATGGCACCCGGTGACAGGGGAGGGATACGAGAAATTCCACCTGCTCTATGATGGCTACAAGGTGCACGTGAGCCGGTTCCGCCAGCCTGCCTTGCCGCCGTCCATCTACGACTGGCACGCGGAGGCTCCATTCCATAACGGGACCAACCTGGTGGCTGACCGGACGGGGAGGCCGATCCTGGGCACTTCCACCCCGGTGCCGGGCTACGCTGCGATGGCTGGCAGTGTCTTTAAGGGTGTGGCCTATAACGGCACCACTGGCTCTCATTCCATGGCGATGGAGGCCCCGGTGGTGGCTCAGGGGATGACGGTGGCCATGGTATTCACCGCGACGGCATCGACGGGGCAGAAGGCGCTGTTTTCCAGCTCTGCGCTGGGAATCCAGGTCGTGACCGATACGGACGGGGTGCGGCTGCAAGCCTATGGTGGTGCGGCTGGAACGGGGCTGCTGATTTCCACCAGCTACAGCACTGCGCCGATCGCATTTGTGGCGGTGGTGCGGCCTGGAGGCGCAGGGGCCTATGTGATGACTACTGACGCTACTGGAGGGGGCCAGACGGCATCCTTTACGCCTACGGCCACATCTGGGAACACTGCCACGATGGGGTCGAAAGATGGTGCGTCGAACTGGCTGGCCTGCACGGTCGCGAGGGCGCAGGTTTACCGGGTGGGGCTGAACTATGATCAAGCCCGTGCGGTTTTGGATTCCCTGACTGAATATTACCAGCTCTCCTAAATGGAAACTCCCATCCCGCTCCCATCCAGTCCCGGAAACCGTGAGATTTCATGGATTCTGGATAGCGCTGTGTCCCGGTCTGTCTCGCCTTTTTCCCTGACGGAGCAGGTGTATGCCTGGCCGGGGCAGCGGTGGAGTGTGGTGATGTCTCTGCCGACAATGAGTGTGGAGGCGGCGCGGGAGTGGCAGGCTTTCTTTGCCGAGATCAATGGAATGGGTGGGACTTTTTACGTGCAGGACGCGGCTTTCCTGCAGGTGGTGGGGGTGGGGTATGGTGCGCCGGAGGTGGATGGTGATTTCGCTGGGGGACTGGCGGTGCCGACGAGGGGATGGACGCCGAACATGGCCAATGTGCTGACGAAGGGGCAACACATCGAGGTGGCGGGCCGGATGCGGATGGTGACGGAGGCGGCGAATAGCGATGCTGACGGAAAGGCGCTGATCAAGTTTTGGCCGCAGGCGCGGGGACTGACTGATGGGATGGAGGTGGTGTGGCTGAATCCGAAGGGGGTCTTCCGGGCCAGCTCTGTTCCGGCTTTTACATGGAACGCCAGCCGATTGCAGGAGGGGTTTCAATTTTCTGCGACTGAAGTTATTCTGCCATGAGTGAACGATCCCTTCATCCTGATACCAAGGCGGCGTTTGCCGAGAATCTGGTCCGGCCGGCGCTGCTGGTGTATGCTGATTTCCCGGACCTGACGGTGCGAATCTGGAGCGGGGAGGGGCCGCTGGTGGCGGCGGGGTATACTTGGGAGGGGGCGGGGGCTTTGCTGGCGATAGAGGACATCACGGAGACGACTGATAGTGCCCAGCAGGGGATCGCGGTGCGGCTTTCGGGGATTCCTTCCGTCCTTTTTACGAGTGCGACGCTGGGCGACTATCAGAACCGGACGGCGGAGGTGGCGCTGGTGGTATTTGATGCTGACATGGCGGTGATCGGTGATCCGGTGAGCCTGTTTCGCGGTCTGATGGATCAGGATACGGTCAATGATGATGGGCAGCAGGTGGCGGTGACGATCAAGATCGAGTCTTCACTGTCTGACCAGCTGAGGGCGCGGGCTTTCCGCTATACGCATGAGGACCAGCAGACGCTCTACCCGGCGGCGGGTGACAAGGGGCTGGAGTTTGTGGCGGCGCTGCAAAACATTCAGATCAGATGGGGGCAGGCTTAACTAATATGAACACCACGCAATTCACAGGGACGGCGGCGCAACGGTTGAGGGCTTCGCAGCTGGCGCAGTCGCGCCTTTATTTTGGCAGGGTATACCGGGCGAGTGACCCGAAGTGGACGGGGGCAGAGCGAGGGATCACGGACACGATCAGTAATAGCGCGGTGAGCCGGAGGACGGTGTATGGGCGGGCTTTGCTGGGGACGATTTCTGCCTATGCGGAGACGACGGGGACCAGCAATGAGGTGCTGCACTTGATACAGGTGCTTTGTGAGGGGCCGATTGATTCGATTGAGACGGTTTATTTTGATGGGGAAGAAGTGACGTTTGATGGATCGGGGAATGTGACGGGGACTTATGCGGGGGCGGCGGTGGTGAAGAAATATCTGGGGGCGGCGGGGCAAGCTGCTGATCCTACTTTGGATGCGGCATCGGCGATCTGGACGACGGATCATAAGCTGACGGGGATCGCGTATCTTTATGTTAAGCTGACGATCAATCTGCAGGTTTTTACGGGGATTCCGGCCATCACCGCGGTGGTGAAGGGGAAGGCGGATATTTACGACCCGAGGACGGGATTGAGCGGGTATAGCCGGAATCCGGCGCTTTGCTTGGCGGACTACCTGACGACGCCGTTGACTGGGCCGGGGATCGCTTACAGCGACCTCGATGCCGATGCCTTGGCTCATGCTGCGGATGTGTGTGATGAGGCCGTGGTGACGCTGGCAGGGACTGAGCCGCGATACACTTGCCAAGGGGTGATCGACTCCAGCGAGACGGTGGAGGATAACGCCAGGCGATTCGTGCAGGCGATGGCGGGGGATATGATCCAGCAGGGCGGGAGCTTTGTGATTAATGCCGGGGAATATCAGGTGCCGACCTTTACGATCGACGAGGATATGCTGGCGGGTGGGATTGTTTTTTCATCGCTGCAGCCGAGAACGGCGCGGGCGAATATTATCAAGGGGACTTTCCAAAGCGAGGCGAATGCATGGCAGCAGTTTGACTTCCCATCGATCACGGACGCCGCTGCGGTGGCGATGGATGGGCAGGAGGTGATCAGCGATGTGGGCTTTGCCTTGGTTGATAGTGGATCGCAGGCGCAGAGGCTGGCGAATATCCAGCTCAGGCAGGCGAGGAGGGGCAGGACGGTGCAGCTGCAGTGCAATCTCAAGGCCATGCCGGTGAAGGTGGGGAGTAATGTGATGTTGAGCCTGCCGCGATACTTTGATGGGGAGGTCTACAAGGTGATGGAGTGGAGGTGGAGCGCCGGCAATGATGGCGCTCCGGGGATTACCATTACCTTGATGGAAGCCAATGCTGACATATGGGCGTGGGATGTGAGCCAAGAGAAGCCGATCAATGACCCGCTGGCGTTGAGCATTGACCCGCCGCAGACGGGCAACACCACGGTGACTCTGTTCACAGGGCCACCTAAGACGTTCGTGATTAGCTGCACAACACTTGGTGCAGGGATCAGGTATAGCCTGACCGGTGACCCTAAGACATCAGCAGGTGGCACTGAATACACTGAGCCGGTGATCTATACTGGGACACCCACGCTCTACTCCCGCGCATTCAGGCCGGGGTATTTGGATGGGCCGCTCAAGACTACGTCGCTGACATAGGATTGATCTAATGCCCTGTAGAACTCGCCCTGTAGCTCCCTCCTCTTATTTGCCGCAGCTTCTCCCGCTTGTTCTTTGGAATGAAAGTAGCCGAGCCTATGGATAACCCTTTGATTGCTCACCGTCGCTCTCCACTTCCGCTTGCTTGGCACGTAGTAAACCCCTTTCAGCAATGAGGTGCTGTTGGATTGGAGTTTCGCATTAGCGGAGTTCTGCGCCGGGGTGGCGAGCCTAAGGTTGGCGATCCTATTATCAGACCGATTACCGTTAATGTGGTCTATCAGCCGAGGCGGGCTTTCGCCGTGATGTAGCAACCAAGCCAACCTGTGGGCCTTGTAGGTCTTTCCTTTGATCTTTGCCTTAAGGTATCCTTGGGACTCCATGGACTTTACGACATCGCCGCTGCGAATCCGCCCTGCGCTGACAAGCCATGTCAACTCTCCGGTGTCTGGGTTGTAGTTAAGCAAGGACGACACATCAGGAAGAGGCAGAGGAGCTTTTGGATTCACCCCATAGTAACGCAGATAATTTGCATTAAGCAAGCGATTAAATGGGAGGGTGATTTAATGATAGTGATAGGGGAGGGTATGCTTAATGTCTACAGGTTCAACGAGTAACAC